CGCCCTCCGCAAGCTGAAGGACGGATCCGGCAACTACCTGTGGGAGCCGGGCCTCGAGCGCGGGGCGCCGAACACGATCGACGGTGACCCCTACGTCATCAACCAGGATCTGGCGTCGATCGCCACCGGCACGAAGCCGATCCTCTACGGGGACTTCAGCAAGTACCGCATTCGGATCGTGGTCGGCATGCGCCTGCTGCGGCTCGACGAGCGCTACGCGGACAACGACCAGGTCGCTTTCGTCGCGTTCATGCGTGCCGACGGCAAGCTGATCGACGCCGGCCAGAACCCCATCAAGTACCTCCAGCTCGCCTAAGAGCTGCAACCCGACGAGGAGGTATCTCCAGTGTCCAAAAACAGCAACAAGATCCGACTCTTGATCTCGGTCGCCGGCCATCGCTTCGCCCACAGTCGCGGCGACGTGCTGACCATCGGGGACGACATCGACGCCAAGGAGGCCGCTCTCTGGGTGGCCGGTGGTCGCGCCGAGGTTCACGAAGAGTCGAAGCAGAACAAGCCGGAGACCGCCACTGCGGAGCCCGACATGGAGACGGCCGACAGGCCGCGACCGCGCCGACGCCGCAGGGGCTCCGCTAGCAAGGAGAAAACCTGATGCGATTCGACCTCGGCTCGGACGCCCTGCTCACCCGCCACTCCAACGCTGTCGCTGCGGGAACGTCCACCATCACCCCGGCCAACGGCATCTACATGGCCGGCTACGACTCGGTCACGTTCCTGGTGCTCTGGGGCACGATCACCACAAGCGGCGCTCAGTCGATCGAGGTGCACTCCTCGTCCGACGACGGGGACTCCGACTCCTATACCGCTCTCGCCTCGACCAAGGTGACGGTGGCGGACAGCGACGACAACAAGGTCACCTACGTGACGGTGCACCACCCTCCAGAGGACTACGTTCTGTGCGTCGTCAATCGCGCCACGCAGAACTCCGTCCTCGACGGCATCGTGGCCGTCCAGTACAACGGCTCGGTCACCCGGCCGGTCACCCAGGGATCGACCGTCAGCGGCGGCGAGACCCACGTCTGGCCGGCCGAGGGGTCGGCGTAGGAGGTGGCTCCGATGCGCAACACGATCAATCGGCACCCGCGCATGGCAGGCCTTTTGGCCTGCGGCGCGCTCTTCGTTGCGGCGGTCGTCCTCGCGCAGGACCCGAACGTCGTCAACTACTTCGAGCAGGGCGGCGCTCGCTGGGTCGTCGGGGGAAGCCTCGACGTCGTCTCGGGCGGCGACCTGGACATCGAGTCCGGCGGTTCGATCAAGATCGCCGGGACGGCAGTCACCGCCTCGGCAGCCGAGCTGAATGCCCTCACATCGACGGGGCTCAGCTCGACCGAGCTGGGCTACCTCAACGGCGTGACCGCTGGCACCTCGGCCGCGAGCAAGGCGGTCGTGCTCAGTGCGACATCGAAGATCGACGCGATCGACATCACGGCGCTGACCATTAACGGCACGGCGCTGGGGTCGACGGCGACCGAGCTCGACAAGCTGGACGGCGTCGCCGCGACGGCCTACGTCGCGGTCACTGACGGCGTGAGCTTTGCCGAGGACGGCAGCGGGACGAGCTACGTCGGAACGGTCGAGATCCCGGCCGGCGCGGTGGTGCACGACATCTGCTTTACCTCGACCGTGCTGTGGGACGGCACCTCGGCATCGCTGACCGTTGGCGATGACGATGCTGCGGACGCGTGGTTTGGTGCTACCAACCTCAAAGCCACCGACCTTCTCGTTGGCGAGGTCCTTTGCGCTGCGGACGATGGGACGTGGGGCGGCTTGAACGGCGCCTACCTGACGCCGGCAGGGAGGCGCGGGCGGGTCACTGCTGGCGTCGACTCTGGTTGGTACTACGGGGCGGCATCCGAGGTGATCTTCACGGTCACTCCCGGCGCTGCGGACGGCTCCGCCGGGCGCTCGTTCGGCTGGGTCACCTACAGCGTTCCGACCTTCACGGCCTCGACGAACACCTGATCTCCGGCTCGCCCGCTGCCCTCGCGGTGGCGGGCGGGCCCTGTTCCCCGGAGCGCCCACCATGCACTACTCGATGCAGACGATCGCGGTCACCACGGACGCCTCCGGCGCCGTGACGGAGTACACCGGCAGCGTGGTCAACGGCAGGATCCTCGCGATCCGGTACGTCGACACCGACCTCGCCGCCGGCGCCGCGGATTTCGTGTTCTCAACCGAGACGACCGGCACGACCATCCTGACCGCTACCAACGCGGGCGGGACGGATGTGACCTGGCATCCGCGCGCGAAGGTCTGCGACGAGGCGGCGGCGGACGTCACCTACGACGGGACCAACGAGGTCTACGAGCCGATCCCGGTGGCAGACGAGCGCATCAAGCTGGTCGTGGCGCAGGGCGGCAACGCGAAGAGTGGGACCTTCTACATCATCACGGACTGACGGATGGGTTTCCTCCACCGCTCGCAACTCACGGTCTCCACGCCAGCCGCGTCGGCGCTCGTGGTCCCTCTCTCGCTAGTCAACAGCGAGCTCGGAACCAGCGGCATCGACACGAAGCTGACGCGGCTGATCCGTGCGGTCTCGGCTCTCTTCGCATCGCCGGAGGGGCTGGATCGCGAGTGGGCGCGGCAGACGTGGGTGGAGCTCCTGCCCGGACGCGGCGGGGACACCATGCTCCTCTCCCGCTGGCCGATCGAGTCCATCTCGTCGATCACCGACGGGGCCGGTTCCACGGTGACCTCGTCGACCTACTCCATCCAGGGGCCGCGGCGAGACCGCGTCTACCGGGACAGCGAGTGGGCGCTCAACGCTGTGCCGATCGCCCCGTTCTCGTCGGTGACTGGCGGCGCCGAGCCCGACTACACCGTCACCTACAAGGCGGGCTGGCTTCCGCCTGGCGGGACTGCTCGAGGGGCCGGGACGCTGACGACCTGGGCCGCGGCGACCGCCTACGTCTCCGGAGAGTTCGTGAAGTCGTCGACCGAGGGCAACAACAGCCTGCTCCTCGAATGCACGACGGCTGGCACGAGCGACTCGACGGAGCCGACGTGGCCCTCCGCGGCTGCCGACACCGTGACGGACAACGCCGCCACCTGGACGGCGCGGACCGCGAGCGAGCTTCCCGATGAGCTCCAGGAGGCGGCGCTGATCCAGGTCGAGTCGCTCTACCGCGGGGACCCGAAGACCGGCGGCAACACCAAGCGCGAGCGGGTCGGGCCGATCGAGACCGAGTGGTTCGCGGCGGCGGACCAGACGGCCCTTGTGCCCGCCGTGGCCTCCATTCTGAGGATGTACCGGTGAGCGTCTCCAAAGCGCTCCTCTACCGCAAGGGCTCGGCGATGACCGTCAAGCAGACGGCCTACACCGCCGACCCGGACGGCGGCGGCACGATCCGCGACGCGGCCAACGATACGTCGGTCTCCGTCCAGGGGATGCTCGGAGGCTTCGCCCAGGGCCAGATCGACAACGTCAACGTCCAGCGCGACGACGTTATGGTCTACCTCGACGGGACAGATTTGTCCGGCTCGGCGTGGACGTGTGCCCGGGGCGACAGGATCACGGTCGGCTCCCGCGAGCTCCGCGTCCTTGATCCCTCGCCGGTCGTGCCAGACGACGGCAATCCGGTCCTCTACGCCGCGCACTGCGGCAACCGGGCGGGGCTCTGATGGCGACGAGCAAGACGCCGATGCGTGTCGGCCTCGGGGCGCTAGCCAAGGGCGGGAGGGGGTCGTTCAAGGGCCAACTGCTCGACTTCGTGAGCCGCCTGGAGGACTTCGGAAACGACGAGCTGAATGCGCTCACCGCCGACGTCTTCGACGGCCTGGTCGAGAGGACCCCGAAGTCGAGCGGCGAGGCCCGGGCCGGATGGGCGATCGCCCTTAACGGCGCTGGCGGTCGCGTGCCGGCCCACGACGCCGGCGGCTACTCCGCTCCCCGCGCGAGCGACTTCGCTGGAGTGCTGCGGAGCGCCGGGTGGGACGACGTCCGCACGATCTACAACCGGGTGCCCTACATACTCAAGCTCGAGCACGGGTCCTCGACGCAGGCGCCGCGGGGCATGGTCGTCGTGGCCCGGCGCCGTGCGAAAACTCGCCGCGGGAGGCGCATGTGACCTCGTGGTCCGGCGAGTCCCAGGCCATCCGCGCCCTCGTGACCTCGGCAACCTCCACCCTGTCGGCGACGCTCCTATGGGACGACTTCAACCAGGCATCGTCGAGTCTCGACTCGGCCACCAGGTACGTACGGCCGGCGATTCGGTCCGTCCGCTCCGAGCGACTGTCGATGGGGCCCGACTTCATGTCGCGCATCTCGCGCGTCCTCCTGCTCCAGATCCTCGTGCCGCTCGAAGAGGGACTCGGCGGGCTGGAGACAATCGCCGAGACGGTCGAGGCCATCTTCGTCGGGCGCCAGACGGGGATCATGTTCTACGACGAGTCCGAGTTGCTGGATCCGGACGAGGACGGCTCGCACTACCACCGGACGCTCGCGATCCCGTATCACTTCGACCGATACCGCACGGCGTCGGGAGCGGTCGCCATCGGGGGCATCCGTAGCATGCAGGTCGTCGTCGACCCGTGCCCGTTCGACGGGACGCTCCAGGCCGCCTACATCACCGGCGGGACGCTGGCGCTGGCATCCAACGACGACACGTCGGCGGCGGCCGACGTCCTCGTGATCGCGGTCTCCGGGACGACGGTGACCTACGTCACGGACGGCGTGGTCTCGACTGCACACGGCCTCGGCTCGTCCGGCGAGGTCTGGCTCGACACCGCGGGCGCCCTGACGACCACGGAGCCGGCCGGGGCTAGCGGAGCGGTGTTCAAGCAGATCATCGGCAACATCGTTGACGCCTCGACGCTCGTCTTCACCCGCGGCACCCCGGAGGCGGTATGAGACACGCACTGATCGCCCTCCTGCTACTGGCGCTGCCGGCCGGCGCGGACGAGCTGAACCGCCACCCGCCGACGATCTCGTCCGGCGCGCTGCCGACCTGCACCTCCGGGCGCGACGGGATGATCTACGCCTGGACCGTGGCGGCGACCTCGACGGACTGCTCGACGGGGAGCGGGTCCGCCACTTCCCTGTGCCAGTGCGACGGCTCGACGTGGAACAGCGTCAAGGCCAGCGCGGCGGGCGCGGCGGGCGACATCACCGACGTCGGCGACTGCAACACCGGAGCATGCTTCCAGAGCGAGACGGCGCGGTACGCCCTCGCCGCTCCCGTCGCTGGCGGGATCGCGAGCTTCCGTGCCCTGGTCGAGGCGGACATCTCGGACCTCGCGCATACGACGGACACGACCTGCAACGACGCCGGCGTGAACTGCCTCTTCGCGGCCTCGGCGAGCGAGGGGGGCTCCGCCACCGCGGCCGATGCCCTCGCGGCCAACGGTGCCAACTGCGCGGCGGGCGAGTGGGCGTCCGGAGTCGACGCCTCGGGAGCTGCCGAGAGCTGCACTGCGGACGACACCGGGACCGACGACCAGACCGCGACCGAGGTCCCCTACACGCCAACGACCGGCGGGGACTGGGACGACCCGGACCCGACAGAGGTTGGAGGAGCGCTCGACGATCTCGCTGCGGCC